CATTTGGATAAAGTGATCCATTTATATATTTTGCTTTCATGTTTTACTCCTAATGTATTGTTGGGTTTAGTAAACCTACTAAGTCACCCAAGTTTGCTTCCATTAAATCGCTAGCCTGAGTATTTGTAAAATTATCATAATACAACAACTTAGCCACACTAATCATAGCGCCAGCTAATAGTATACAATCTTCTTGTGATTTTCCACTATTATCTACTATTTTCATTAAAACACCAAAAATTCTTCTAATTTTTTTATCAGCTTCGGTTAAATTTTTTCTTTTATCCTTCAAAATCATAGGAACTATCTTTATTTTACTCATTTAATTGTCAAACCTAACATTTTTGTTAACATCTACTGTTTTGGGTTGTTTTTGTTTTCTTAAATTAACATTTGCTCTTAATTGTGCAATATCTTCTTGTGAATCTATACGATCAGCTGCTATATCCGCAGTTTGTTGCATTTTTTCTTCGTCTAAACCAAATCTAATTTGATCAGCCATTGATTTTCTCTCTAAATCACCTGCTTTTATGTTAATTTCTTGTTGTTTTAGATTTACTAGAGGGTCTTCACTACCTTCATCTAGATATTCTTGTTCTTCTTGTACCATTTCAATAGTCATTTCTGCTACTTTTTCAGAAATTTGTTGTTCTAATGCTTCTTGTATTTGAACTTGCACTTCTGGAGGTATTTGGCCGTTATATTGTTGAGCTGTTTGTTCTACAGTTTGTGCATTTTCTTCTTCTACTTCTTCTCTAGCTTGTAATCCTACGTGTTCCATAATATGCGCTTGTAATATTGCCATAGTAGGCGGATTGTTTTTAACTAAACTTGACGTCATAAAAGCTCTATGTGCATCCATGTGTGCTAAATGATTTTGTTGTCTAAATGCTATTAAAGATTGTCCTTTTAAAGAATTTGCATTTTCTACAGCAGGGTCTGCTGGTTGTGGTCCTTGAGGTGCTGGAAGTATAGCATCAATATCTTTAACACCTAAAGCTTGATACATTCTTCTATAAGCTTCATACATATTGTGAGAAGATGGATCAGCTTGAGCTAATTGTAATTGTGTTTGTGCTAAAGTAACACGCTGAGACATTGAAAAAATATTAGGGTCAGATACAGGGATTATATCAATGTCAGTACTAAAATCTTCTGCCTTTAAACTTTCTGTCGCGTTTTCTCCTACATCATATGGATAGAAAGGAGGTAAACTTTCAGCGAAAATTTTTCCTAATAATTTAAACTCTTGTCTTTGAGCATAATGTAATCTTTTGTGAATAGCAGACATGACTCTCGCGCCACGTTCCATTAATGCCATTGTTGTTCCTACAGGAGCATTAGATCCTACACTATCTCCTATTTTTTGATCTGCAATTGCAGCGAATCTTGTACCTGCTTCAACACAAAAACCTAATAATTGAAATAAAGTACCACTTGGTTCTTTGTATGGTAAAGGAACTAATCCTTCTCTTAAACTTCCACCTGGAGCATCGACATCTCTAAACTCACCTGGCTGAAGAGGATTATCATCATCTTTAATTCTTAAACCTCTAGCTTTAAAACCAGCAGGTAGGTTAGCTAATGTACCAGCATCTAGTAATTGTCTAAGTGCTGCTGTTGCTGTTCTAGATAAACCACCCAACATGTGTATAAGACCAAAGCCATAAAAACTAAACCCAGGTAAAAATTTATAGTGAACAAAATAAGAAATCTTTTTTTGTTTTGGGTCATCTTCTTTGTAATTTCTATATATGGATAAAACTTTAGAAGATCCCTCATCTATAGTTACAATGTAAGGAACTTTAATTCCATCATCTGCATCGACCCCTGGTATATTAAGATCAACATGCATTTCCAATAATTGAAAACTATCTCTAGTATAAGAGGTTTTTTTAATTCCTGATATTTCGCTTTCTCTTTCTTGAAGTCCACTCTCTTCATCAAAAACTTGTAATTCTATATCTCTGTAAAAACCTGCAACTTGTAGTTTGCGAATATCATTCTCTGATTTTCTTAATGTATGTGTTACTCTTTCACAAGTTGCTAAATCTGAAGCAAGGTAAGGAACATACAAATCATCAGAAGGAATAAATTTGGAAACAGCTCTTTCTAAACCAGCGTCGTAGTAAACTTTTTTAAAGGCTGAACCTGATAGTGGTAAATAGAAAAGTAAAGAGTCTAGGTCTGGATCGTATTCATCCATCTCATGCATAATTTGGTAGTTCATATAATCTTTAACACGTTGTGCTTGAGATTCTTTTTGTGGAGTTAGTGCTCCAACAATTTGAGTATTAACAGGTCCACCTGCTGGTAGTAATTCTTTGTAAGCTTGTGCTTGAAACTGTGTGATAGCCTCAGACAACATTGGGTGAGTAACAGAACTTGCTCCTGCAAAAGGCATTGTTCTTTCTTGGTGTTTAAATCCTAAAAGATCTAAACCTTTTTTATAAGTTTCTTCCCACTCTTGCCTAGAAGATTTATCATCTTCATATCCCTGACGAAGGTCACTTGAAATATTTCCTAACTCATCGTCATCTAAAACTTCTGCTAAGTTCATATCAAAAGTTGTTTCTAACATCTCTTGCTGTTCACCTACGATGGCTGAACCATCTTCTAATAATTCTACGTCTGGCGCAAGACCTTCTTCAACTTGCATATCAACCATTTGTGAAATTGCTTCTTCTTGAGCCTCTGGAAAACCTGCAGGAGGATCAGGAGTAAAACCTAGTCCTTGAATTTTTTTATCAACTGCCACTTTATGCTACCTCAAATATGTCCACATTATCTGGAGTATACATAAATCCTCCAGATTTCCTATGAGTTTTATGTGGTAACATCATTTCAGGTGTTATTTTAATAGCAAAAACTTCTTTGAAATTCTCAGCATTTTTTACTTGTAAATCAACTTCAGCGTTATCTAGTTTAACTTTAATAACTTTAAATTCAGAGTTATTTTCTTTTGCTGCTTTTTTTAATATTTTTTCAAGAACAGATGTATAGTGTTTTCCTTTAGTATCAACAGAATCTGGACCACCATAGAATTCTTCCATGCCGATGCCTTTCATATCTTTATTTCTTTGATCTAAAGGTGTAGCTGTTCCGCCTCTTTGGCCGTAACGTTTTGTTATATATTTACTAGGAGATATAGCATACCACTGTCCAGCACCTTCAACCTTATTTTCACCATAAAGTCTGTTAGCAGCAATACTTAAATCATTTTTAACTAAAGCTGAACCCCATTCAGTTCTGTTTTTAAAAGGTACATTAGGATATAAATATTCCATAGCTGTTTCAGACAAAGTAGCCTTTAACTCTTTTAACATTTTCTGTTCATCTTTAACAGCAGCATTGGCTTTCTTAACTAGGTCATCNGAAGGTCTTATTCCAGCATCTGCTAACTCTTTAAAAATTGCTTTATTTTTTGCAAACTCATCTACAAAACTTTGTAGTTCTTGAGTACTATTAAACATAGGTCTAAATACAGTTTCATTTTCTAGAAAAAACTCTACCACTTCAGGATTTAATTTTTCTGAAAGTCTAAAGTCATTTGCAATTGCGTTTGCTCTAACAACAGAGTTTGAGTCAATAAGATCTCCTAAAGCTTCAGTTATGTCTTCTTCAAATCTCTTTGCTTGTTGTAAAATATCTGATTGTATTTCATCAGCAAAGGTTACATTAATATAATTTGCTTGCGATGAATTGTTATGTACTTTTAACTTTTCAGCATCTTTATATAATTTATCATCAAAAGCTTCTATTTGATTATAGAGAGCGCTATCTTGTGCTTTTAACTCGTCCGCATAATTAGTGTAAAGCCTGTTAATACTAACATCATTATCTATAAGGCCATCATCAAAATAAGATTTAATGTAGGGATCTTCTTCGGATAGTTTTTTTAAAGCTGATAATTTTAATTCTCTTGCTTGATTACCAACAGTGTCAATATTTTTTGTAAGAGTTTCTACTTCTTTAACTGCAAGAGAACCTATACCATCAGTTACTACAGGATCAGGGTTAATGGCTAACCTATCACTTAATCTTGTCCAACCTAAAACATATTTTTCATCAAAGCTGTGTGCGGGGTCGCCTGATTTAATTACTCCAGGATCTAAAGGAATATTTCCAGGTTCTAGAAATAAAACATTTTCTCTATAAGTACCTGGCAGATAACCTTCTTCCATATAGTTATTAGCGTACTGAGGATTCTTTAAAC